CTACGAGTTGGTGGTTCTTATCCTGTATCTGATGATTCACAAAGTCCACTTAGCTTTGCAACAGGTAGAGGATTAGAAGAACTAGGTGCGTCTATGTCACTTATGATTAGAGAGTATCACACAGTTATGGCTGATGCTATAGAAATGATTGATGCTAAAAGACTTGAGTGGGATGAAAAAATGTATGGTGGTAAAGCAAAAGACTTGTCCGGATATTACGACAATCAATTTTATTCTGAAAAGTATGATCCGTCTAAAGACATTATGGGTTCTTATAAAACTAGAAGAGTTTATGGAGCTATGGCTGGATATGACGAACCACAAAAAATTGTTACAGGTTTACAGCTATTACAAGCAGGTATTATTGATAAACAAACTTTACAGGAGAACTTAGACGGACTAGATAATTTAGTACGAGTAAACGATAGAATTACAAAAGAAAAAGCAGACAGTGTGTTATTTGACACATTATTGGCTCAAGCACAACAAGGAGATCCTAAAGCAACGATGGCGGTTGTGCAGATAAGAAAGAACCCTGATGATATGCAAAATATCTTAGATAAATTCTTTACTGCAGAGGAACCAGAAATACCAGTGGCTGAACAAGAATTGCTTGGAGGAGGTTCCCTACCACCACAGGGTCCTCCACCAGGCATAGCACAATTATTACAAGGTTTAGGAGGATAATGTCAATAAATAAACAATTTGCTGATATAGTATTTAATTCTTTAGATGATGTAGATGAACTGTGTGACGATATATTACTAGAAGAAGGTTTAATAGAACCTAGAATATTTACAGATCAAATGCCACCTTTAGCTTTTCCTTTTGGCTATATGATTATAAGTTCTACATTTATGTTTTATGACGATGAGGATGAAGATGGCAACAAGGAGTAATGGTAACAAAGGTGTAACAGGTAGAAACACTAATGTACCTCCACCAGCAAGAAATACACAAAACAATACACAAGCTATATCTAGAATACCTGGAGTTACTTATGGTGAACAACAAGAATTAACAAAGCAACAACAAGATGCACCTTTAGCTAAAGAAAGTATGCCTACACAACCTGCAGCAAAACCATTTAATCCTGTAAATGTATTTGCACAATCACAATTACCTGATCAACCAATTACTGACGGAGCTGCTTTAGGACCTGGAAGACAAGGTGTAAATCTTACACCACAAGAAATAGGAGATTTATTTATTGTAGCTTTAGCAGAAAAATTTCCTACATCAGATACTTTTGCTTTAGCAGATGATGGACTAGTTAGATTTGATATTGAAGAATAATGGTTTATCAATATACGTTTGGTGATAAATATAAAAGCGAATCCGATAAAAAAGATTTAGAACGTTCACAAATAAAATCTTATCAAGATAATTACATAGACGAAACTATGGCTAATAAAGCACTAGCTATAAAAACTTCTTATCCAAATTTATCAACTGGATTAATAAGTTCTTTAGTTGCAACAAATGCAAGTCCAGAACAAGTTAATCAAGCAGCTATTGAGCAAGAACAGATAAATGCACAAAGAAATAAAAATTATTCTCCTTTAAATACTTCATATGTGTCTGCATTACCTCAACTTATGCTAGGTAAAGCATTTGGAACTATAGGACAAGGCGTACAAACAGGATTAAAAGATTTTTTGTCAGGTGGTAAAAGAACATTAAGATTTGCTTTGCAATTAGCACAAGCAGCTTACGAAGAAACAATAACTAGACCTATAAGAACAGGTGTTTTGTTAGCTAAAGAAGTAGAAGAAGAATTAATTAGTCAAGGACTAGAAGAAAAAGAAGCAGAGAGAATTAGTCATCTTTACAATGTTTTAGGTATATTACCAGGTGAAACTGAAAGAAGAGGTTTAACTAATGCTTTAGGTAAATTAATAACACGCAATAAATTTGCAATACCTGATAGTTATAACGAACAAAAAGTACAAAGAATGAGAAAACAAGCAGGTGGTTCTGATTTAGAACAAACATTAAGACTTATATCTAATGAAGCAGAAATAACATCAGACAAAGGTTTAATATCACAAATACCTGAAATGTATAAAAGACTAGGTGTAAAAGGTGTAACAGAAGCATATGATAAATTTACAGGAGAAGGTTTTATTGCTGGAGGAGAAGCAGTAGATTTAGCAAACGAAATAAAAGAAGCAAATCTTTATAACAATAGAACTATTACAGGCGGAAGATACGTTTCAGATTTATTAGGTATAGAAAATGAAAGAGCAGATTTTTGGGTATCAGGAATAATAGATGCAGCAACATTAATTGCACTTGACCCTGCTAATTTAATTAACAAACCAATTAAAGCTTTACAAAAAGGTAACGAAGTATTAAGAAAACTTGCTAAATTACAAAAAGCAGGAAAACTAGATGAAGCTACAGAATTAGCTCAAACATTTATTAAAGAAGACGTAAGTGATGAATTAATAGATTTTATTATCAATGATAAAAGTCCAGATAAATTTTTAACACTTGTAAAAGCAAACAAAGACCCTGTTTTTGCAAAAAAACTTTATGATGCTAACACAAAAGAAGAGGTGTTTGCAGCTTACGAAGATGTATTATTTAATGGAACTGTTTGGAATACACCAAGTTTTAATGGTACAAAAGTTATACCTGATTGGTTAAACAATGCTAGTTATAAAAAATTAAGAGATGAACAAGCTATAGCTAAAGCAGATGATCCTCTTGGAACTTTAGGTAAATATATTCCTCAACAAGAAGTTAATCTTGACAACATAACAGAAACAATGGAAACATTTATAAACTTTGCATCATTAGCAAGAGTAGAAAAAGGTTTTGCTAACAAAATAGGTTTAGAGCTTACAGATGCTTTAACAAATAAAAAATATGGTTTAGCACAAAAAATACTTGTAAAAGATTTTTATGGACATCTAGTTAAAAAATATGCTAAGAATAATAAAACAAATGCAAGTTATCAAAAATGGGCAGATAAAACAATGCAAAAATTTCAAGGTAATGATGTTGCTTATACAACACCTAGAGATGGAGCAGAAACAAGAGCTATAAAACGTACTAACTTATATAACGGAAAAACAGAAGTTGATGATATACCATTTTCTTATCAGACAATGTCACATACTTTTTATTTTACAGATTTTAGAGATGTAAAAAGAACAGTAAATACTTTAGATCAAGTATTGTCAAGACCAATAGGTAAATTAAGTAGAAGAGTTAGTTCAGATAGTCCTTTAGGTAAATTTTTAGATGAAGCTAAGTTAACAATAGATGATTTAGATTTATCAGTTCCAAAAGAATTTACAGATGCTTCTGATTGGTTATGGAGCAGACAAATGGATTGGAGCACAGCTATGTTACCTACAAGACTTGCATATCCTGTAAGACTTACATTAGAAGGTTTATTCAGAGGTTATTTGTATGGAATGGATTCTTTAGGCACAGGTGCATATTTTGAATATATGTTAAATGTACCTGAAGATATTTTAGGTCGTGCTTTTAAAGAAGGTGGTTTTTCTAATAGACAACTACAAGGTGAATTAGAAAAAGCATTAGGAATTGCTAGAACAAAAGTAGCAGGACCAAGAGCTTTAAAAAAAGCATTTAGAGAAAATTTTGAATTATCAAAATACAGCGATGAAATATTTGATGATACGCAAGTAGGTGTTTTAAAAATGAAAAAAGCAGTTGAATCTTTAAGAATACAATTTTCTGGTATGTGGCAAGATGATATTACTCAGCTTGTATCTGACTACACAGTAAATAATAAATCTTTAGATGAACTAGCAGATAGATTTTGGACTGGTGATAAAAAAGATTTATGGGATGATTACTTAGTTTCTTTAGACGCAGATGAAGTAACAACAAATGCTAAAGAAGTATTACAAGAATTACAAGCATATCAAAATCACATTTTGAATTTAACAGGTGGTAATTCAGAATTATTAGAAAGTTTTATTACTGGAGTTTATAAAAAAGTAGATATGAGAAGTTTTGATAGAAAACGATCAGAAAACATAAAAGCTGTTACAGATGGTATAGAAGATATGTTAAGAAATTCTGGTGGTAAAAGACCTACAGAAATACCTACTCCATTAGATTTAAAAATTGCAGATGATTTTGATACTTGGTTAAAAGAACAAGGAAGAAAAGGATTTCAAACTTGGCAAGATGCTCTTTGGTATTTTGCATCGTCTATAGAAGCAAATGCTGTAAGAATACCTTTTTATAAACAGTTGTATTACAGAAAAATAGCTGAAGATATATTTCTTGCAGATGAAAAAGCTATAGGTTCATTAGTTAATAAAATTAAAAAGTTACCTAAAAATTTAAAAGATGAATTGTATGAATTACATCCTGAACTTAGAAAATCTACTTCTGAAATAAAAAATCTTGCAGCAAAAAACGATTTACCAAAGTTATCTTTAGAAGCATTAGATTTAAGAGCACAAACTTTTGCAAAACAGGAAAGTGATAGAATATTTTACAATCTTAGCAATAAAGGTTTAGCAGCAGATACTTTAAGATTTGTTTTTCCTTTTTTTGAAGCATTTAAAGAAGTAGGTTTTTCAATGCTTAAAGGTATTAGACAAAAACCTGGTGCTGCAGTAAAAGTAACACACGGAATAAAAGCAGGTAGAAATGAAGGTATTATATATAAAGACCCATTAACAGAAGACGATTATGTTGCAGTTCCTATACCAGGGTTTATGGCAAATAAAATTTTAGGTGAAGGAGCAAGTAAATTAAAACCATATGTAACTGTACCTTTAAGTGGCTTTAATTTAGTTGGTGCAACATTATTACCAGGAGTAGGACCTGTAGTTGGTTTAGCTATAGGTGCTTTATCAAATCAACTTAAAACAATATTTGGCAGAGATACATACAAAATTATTGTGCCTTATGGAACACCTATAGAAGATTTAGATGAGCTTACACCAAGTAGTGTTCCAACAGTTTTAGGAAGAATATTTATACCTAGTTATTTAAAATCAATAATTTCCTCTGCAGAAATAGCAGCAACAGGAAACTTAAATAGTCTTTTCCAACAAGAAACAATAAATAGCAGAGCATTAGAGCAAGTAAAAATTGTTGGAGCTAATGAATCTAACCCTTTACAAACAGAAGAACAATTTAAAGATTTTGATAAAAAAGTTGTTGACGGTACAGCAGCTAGATTGTTATTTGAAGGTATTCTTAAATCTTTTGCACCATCACCTCCAAGATTAATATTTCAAACTCCTTTTGATATACAAGGAGAAAATGTAGGAATACGATTTAAACCATTTGTAGATGCAGTTATTGCAGATATGGATTTAGGAAAAGTGGACATAGAAGACGGCAAACATTACGTGGGTTTAGGAGTATTAGCTGTATTTTATTCAGAACTGCAACAAGCTATGATTGAAGATTTTGGTGAAACAGACGGACCTTTTTATGCTTGGCTTACTTTTTCACAAATGACAGGAATTAATAGTATTGATGATATATCAGGCGTTGTAGCTAACGCTTTATCTAAACAAGGTAAGTATGATGACCTTGCAGGTAAATCACCAAGAACAAGAGAGGATTTATCTTTTGCAGAAGCAAATCCTGAACTTGTAGAAAAATACGATGAAACATATTTGTACTTAATGTCAGGTGTAAGTGATAAAGGTGAATTAGAGCCTACATTATTTTTTGAACAAATACGTAAAGGAGATAAAGAAGCTATTGATCCAGTATTTTTTATGATAGAAGCACAAGAATTTTTGTTTAATATTTGTTACGAATCAGGTACAAAAAGATATAGAGGAGATAATAGTCAAAAAGCTAAAGATGCAAGAAACAATGTTCTGACAAATTGTAGGGAAGATTTTCCATTTGGTGATGGAAGAACAGAAATAAATTATCAATCATTAGTAGGCAGAAAAGTAAGAGAACCTCAAAATTATAGATCACGTTGGACAACAAAAATGAATGAATTAGAAGAAATAGCTTTTGACAGTTCATTAGAAAAATATGAAGTACATCAATATATAACAGAATATTTTCAAAGAAGAAATATAGCTTTAATTAATTTATCTATGAAATCAAAAACTTATACATTTCCAGAAAATAAAAAAGAATTAGAAAGACAACTTGCTACTGGTAATTCAGATCTTGCACAATATGAAAGAGAAAAATTAAGAGAAGTAGCAAATATACTTATTTCTGAAAATCCAGATTTTGCAGTTGTTTACGATGAAGTGTTAAGTTTTGAGATACAATACAATAAGAGATACAAAGTCGGAGGATAATGTCTAACGGAGAAAAATTAGAAAATAATTTTGAATTTATTAGTTACATAAATCAAATAGTACAAGTTAACAATTTTGTAATACCAGCAGAAATAATAGGTATTGATGCAAAACTTAAATACATATCTGACAACTATGGTTTAGATTTAAAAGCTGATTTTGATGCAATAAAAGACGAACAAGAAGAAAGAATACTAAAAGACCCTGTAGGTTTACCTAATGAAATTGTTGTTAATGGAGAAGTAGTAAATACTTATGATTATTTAGTTAGAGAGTTTCCTGGTTTTGTACCTTATGTAACAGGAGATGCTAAATCAATATTAGATTCTTTTAAAACAGACGCACAAATACAGGCAATACAACAACAATTACAGGATGCAGGATATTTAAAACAAGGTGCATATTTTCCTGGAGTGTTAGACGAAGTTACATATCAAAAATTTAATGAATTGTTAAAAGATTCTAATAACAATGGAAGTAAGTGGAGAAGTTTTTTAAATAAAGTATTAACAAATCCTAAATTAGATTTGTCTGAAATACCTGATAAACCACAATTAGATTATAACGATATAACAAATACAGTTATTTCATCTGTTAAAAAAGAAATAGGTAGAGAACCTACTAAAGAAGAATTAGACATACTTACAGGAATTTTGTCTGCTTATAAAACAGAAGAGTTTGAACAAGGTAAAACTGCATTAATTGCACAAGCAGGTCCTCAATATGAAATGGAAAAAATTATGTTTGAAGGTAGAAATGTTCCAACAGGTGGAGTAAGAAAATTAGAAGAACCTGAAGTTAATATACAAAATGCAGAATCAAGATTTACTAATAAAGTAAAAGAACTATTTAAACCTGAAATGGACTTAAACCAAAGAAGGGAGCAAACACAAAATGTTGCCAATATTATTAAGTCTAGTGTTGCTGGGCTCAGGAGTATCGGAGGTTAATATGGAAGTATCTAATAGTGCTATAAAAATTTTAAAAGAGTTAGAAAAACTTAAATTAGAAGCATATAGAGATGGTTCATCTATTTCTATTGGTTATGGACACAGTAATTCTTCAGGTGGTGAACAATTTAAAATGGGTGACACTATAACCGAAGAAAAAGCAGAAGAGTTGCTTGTAAAAGATTTAGAAGAAATACAAAGAATTGTAAACCAAAGATTATCAAATTATGATATTACATTTAATCAAAATCAATTTGATGTTATGATTATTGGCACTTACAACAGACCAGGTAAATTATCTAGTAAAAAATACTATGAAGCATTGTTGTTAGATAATCCAGACGAAGTAGAAAAAATTTGGAATACATCTATCACAGATAAAGATAGACAAAATTTTCCAGGACTTATAGATAGATTAAATGTTGAATTATCTGCATTAGAACCAGACAGAGGAATACCAGTGCCTGAAGAGGGTTTTGATCCTAGTCCTGTTCCATCAACAACTACAACAACAACTGTGCCTATGGATAATGGTAATATGGATATTGAATTAAGAAGTGCAGGTATAACGAATATGTTTGGAAGTCCACCACAAGATAATAAAACTCAAACTGATATGTCTGAAAGAAAACAAAAAATTAATAATGTATTTACTAAATTATTTACAAGTATGGTAGGTAGCGAGTAATGGCACAGATTGTAGTTTATGGACCAAATGGAGCAAGAACAACAGCTAACAATGTTCTAACAGAAGCTGATAAAGCACGTGGAGAAACTAAATCAGAATATCAAAGATTATTAGATGGAGAAATACCTGGTAGAGAAGGCTATAAAGATGCAGATAAAAATTATCAATCTCCAGAACTTTTAACACCTGATTATCCAGGTGACTATGGTGGAGAAGATGCTTCAACTCCAATGGATCAAAGAGAAAGCGAAGTTGGTATTGGAAATACAGATTATGATAATAAAGATTATACAAACGTAGATTTTGATGGTTACGAAACAACAGGTTCAGAAACAACAAATATAACACAAGGAGAAACATCTGTTGTTGATTTACAAACTATACCTCAAGGTGGTGAAATAGTTAAATCAGGTAATTTATATTATGTTCTATATCCTATACCAGGTTCAAATATGCAGATAAATTATTCAGCTACAGAAGAAGATGTTAGAGGTTTGTTTCCCTTAACGTTTGACAAACAAACTTTTAGAGAAGTAAATTCTAATTATATATCTTCTACTATTCCATTTGGAAATGTTGCAGAGTTATATAATCCAGAGTTTTTACAAACTGGTCTTACTCCTTGGGAAGGTTTTATAGATTATTTAGATGCAGAAGCTGAGCTTAGACCTTGGCTTGAAGATGAAGAAATGGTGTTTTTATTAGCAGAAGCAACACTTGAAGGAAGAGCAGTAACAGAAGCAGAATGGAAAACAACTAATTGGTGGAGAACACATACACAAGACGAAAGAGATTGGTTATTATTATCGCAAGGTAAACCACTAGATCAATTACCTAAAGACGCAAAAAGTAAAATACAAGACGATAAAATACAAATACGTAATTTAATGGAACAAGCAGGTATAGCTAATCCACCTGAAAATGTAATAAATTGGGTTTCTAATAAACTTACAAGTGGAAATTGGTCGCCTGTTTATACACAAGATCAAATAGCTTTAATTGCTGACCCTTCAAAAGTAGGTAATTTAGATGACAAATTAAAAGATTTTATATCAGGTGTAGATATTGATTCTACTTCTGCTGGTGAAGATAGAGTTTCACAATTATACAATAGATACTTAGGTCCTGTTTTTGGTAATATTAATAATTCCTTAATTGCAGAAGAAGCAGGAAAATTAAGAAATGATGTAGATTATGAAACAGAATTAATTAAAAAATTAACTGCTCAAAAGAAAAGTTTATTTCCTATGTACGAAGAAAATGTAACTTATGAAGAGTTTGCAGCACCTTGGCAAAATTTTACTAACAACGAATGGGGAACACAAATAGATACAACAAGTGATGTTTTTCAAGAAGTTTTAAAATTAAATGATTCTACAAAAGTGAGTAAATATTTAACAGAAAAAGGATTAGAACAAGGTGTAGATAAAGTAGTTAATCAAGCATTAGATGCTATGAAAGTATTTGGTCAAGGAGTTAGAATTATATAATGGCAAACTTTGAACAAGAAGTAAAAACTTTATATCCATTTTTACCAGATGCTTTAGTTACTTTATTTATAGAAAAGTATATTGATTTTGATAAAAATATTAATTTAGCTTTAAATGCAGTTAGATCAGATTCTAGTTATGATAACTTTTTTCCTGGAAACAAAAGAGCAGATGATTCTATAAGATTGTCAGAAGCAGAGTATGGATCAGTTATAGAATCTTACAAAGATGATCTCAGAAAATTTGGTGTAAACCCTGATATATTTGCAAATAATTTTTCACAACTTATAGAAGGAGATGTATCACCAACAGAGTTTCAATCAAGATTAAATACTGTTTATAGCGGAATAGAACAAAACATACCTGAAGTAAAAGAATATTATGCTACAAATTTTGGTATTGATTTATCTAATGAATCTATATTTGTTGCAGCAGTGGATACAACATTAGGTGATGCTATATTATCAGGACAAATTGCACAATCACAAATAGGTGGAGAAGCAGAAGCAAGAGGTTTTGAATTAGATCAAACACAAATAGAAAGATTACAAAGATTTGGTGTAACACAAAGACAAGCAAGAGAAACTTTTCAAGCAGCACAAATACAAGTTCCAAGAATACAACAATTACAACAAAGAGGTGGTAGAGAAGTAGCAGATGAAGATTTGTTTGATGTAGAAGAATTTGTAGAAGCAGGAGTATTTAGAACACCTGAAGATTTAGAAGAAATTAGAACATTAGAAGCAGAAGAAGAAACAAGGTTTACACCGCTTACAGGTCCTGCTAGACGTGGCGGAAGAGTTACAGGTCTTACACAACAATAACCTTGACATACTATATATAGTGGTATAATAAAATTAACGCATAGCGGTAGTCTGCGTAAATAAATTGACTCTGCACCTCCAGTTTATATCTGGCGTGTAAACTGTGTAATACAATTCGCCTGTATCTGAATAGCCCAGAAGTGGCTGACAATTCAAGTTATTCATTATTTTAATTTGTCGCCTATCGCATTATTTCCACAGGATAATGTAGTTAGTAGAAACTGTGAGAAGGAAAAGAGATAAAAAATGAACGAAGAAGAAAATACAGTAGAAGAAACACAAGATGATAACACTGCTATCAAGCAGATGCGTGATCGTATCAAAGAGCTTGAAAGTGTAGAGAAGGAATATAAATCTGTAAAGATGGACAAAGTTGTTCAAGATGCAGGTTTTGATCCAGCTTCTGGACAGGGCAAAGCGTT